TGGGAAAAGACGGAGCAGTCTATTATAATTTTACAATATCAGTTCAAGACGAAACTAGATACGGAAACAATGTTGCTTTTATGGATAGTCAAACCAAAGAAGAACGAGATGCAAAAGTACAGAAAACCTATCTAGGAAACGGAAAAGTAGTTTGGACTGATGGGAATATAACTCTAGCAGAACGAGAAGAAGAAGCATCTAAACAAGAAGCTACTGCCGATGCAGACTTACCATTTTAAAACTAACCATTTTTAATAAAAAAGGTGTAGGTTTTATAATCTATGCCTTTTTTTTTATATATTTATCAAATGACAGAAAAACAGAACGAACACAGAATGTTAATGCAATTTATAGAGCAAGATTGTTTTATAAATTCTAAAGAAAAAGTAGACTATCCACCTGTAGCATTATCTTATGGTGAGAAAGTAGTAAGATCGAATAAAGTAGATGGTGATTTAATTGTACCGATAGCATTAGGAACATACGGAAATCTATCAGTAGTAACTGCACCACCTAAAACAAAGAAAACATTTTTTATATCATTATTAGCATCTAGCTTTTTGAGTGGATCAAATAAGTTTGTTGGGGATATAAAAGGGCATAAAGGTGATGACGGAAAACTGATTCATATAGATACCGAGCAAGGTGCTTGGCATTGTCAAAAGGTATTCGAAAGGGTACACAAAATGGATTCTAATATAGATTCAGAAATTTATCATACCTTTGGGTTAAGGTCAATAGATTATAAAATGCGTATTGAGTTTATAGATTACTACTTAAAAGAAAAAGTAAAAACACCATCTTTATTAATTATAGATGGAATTGCAGATTTATGTTCTGATGCTAATAATATTTCAGAAAGCAATCAATTAGTTCAGAAATTAATGGAATGGTCATCAATTTACAAATGTCATATTATAAACGTTATACATCAAAACTTTGGTAGTTCAAAACTAGGTACAGGTCATTTAGGTAGTTTCTTAGAAAAGAAAGCAGAAACGGTTATACAATTAGAAGCCAATACGGTTAACAAAGATTGGGTAACTGTAAAGTGTGGAAGATCTAGAGGTTATTCATTCGATACCTTTAGTTTTAAAGTTAATGATTTTGGATTGCCACAAATAGTAGAAAATTTATATGATCCATTAAAATAGAAAATGTCTGAAAAAGAAGTTATATTATTACTAGCTAAAAAGCATAAGACTTGGATTAATGTTGTTAATTCATTTGGTTGTAATAAAACGATAGCTGAGGACATTGTTCAGGAAATGTATATTAAAATAATACCAAAAATAGAAGCAGGATTAGATATAATTTATTATGATAATGATATTAACTATTACTACATTTATAAAGTACTTAAAACATTATACATAGATTTAAAACGAAAGGGTAAAAATATTACAATGGTTAATATTGAAGATACTAATTATAATAAACTAGATTGTGATGTAGATTATGATAAGGCCTACGATAAAATAAAATCTGAATTAAACAAAATGTTTTGGTATGATAGGAAAGTATTTGAAATAATAAACGAGGGTGAAAGTATAGCAGATTTTTCTAGAAATTCATATATTGAATATTATACACTTTATAACACATATAGAAAAGTAAAGGACAAACTAAAGAAGCTACTATGATAATCAAATTAACAGACAAAGAATTAGATTGGTGCAAAGATTTAGCAATGAAAAGATCAGGATCAATGAATCACGCAGATACAAAAAATAGTTCTAATTTCTTTAAAAGCAAGCCTGCTTGGTGGAGACACTACATAGGTGTTCTTGGAGAATATGCTTATTCTAAACACACAGGTGAACAGGTAGATGTTCTAACTATTGGCAAGGGTGATTCAGGAAGCGACTTTAAATATGGTGTTGATGTAAAATCTTCTAATTCTAAGAACAGACCACCTTTATTATTATTTGCAAATCAATTTAAAAGAAAGATAGCAAAGCATTATGTACTTGCTTGGGTACAAGAAAACTCTGTTGAATTGATAGGTCATATAAAAAGAAAAAAAGTAATAGAATTAAAAGAAATAAAAGATTTTGGCTTCGGAGAAACGTATGTAATTGATAATAAACATTTAACAAAATTCAAATGAAACTAGGGGATCTAATTTATTACATAACTAAATATACAGGTATTAAATACCTTGTAGATAAATATCATACTTATAAAGGAACAAAATGTAATTGTGATAAAAGACGTGAAAGTCTTAATAATATAAAGATTAAAAGATGGTAAAATTTGAAAAAGAAGATAGAATTGATTGGAGAAAATTTAGAATGGGAAAAAAACAGCACCTATCCCCTGAAGAATTTGAATTGGTTTGCCAACTCCACGCAAAGTATTACAACCATAAATACCATAAACCCTGTACTTGTAACCCCAAAAGAATAGTTCAATGGATAAAAGACTTGAATATTATTTGGAACAATGGGATTAAAAAAGATTAACAAGTGGGAAAAGGCAGTTGTATTCCTGCTTAACTTAGATGGATGGGATTTAAAATGGTGTGGTGATGGCTTTACTAGATACGATGCAATAGGCAAAACACCAAAAGGAAAAGACTGCGTTATTGAAATGAAATTTCGTAAAACCTATTACGAACAGAAAATGCTTGAAAAAGACAAGTACGATGCTCTGATGTCATTAGATAAAGATGTAATTAAATTATATTTTGTTAATGATCCTAAAGGCAACTTTTTATATTGGCTAAATAATCTACAGATGCCAATACCTGTAAAAAAATATTGTCCTGATACTACAATGTGGACAAAAAAAAGACTTCTTAAAGATGTTTATTTACTAGAAGAAAACGATGCTAGTATAATAAATATTAATATTTCTTAAATAAAAGTTATTAAACTTTTTGTATATAACCTAGTTTTTACTATCTTTGGGTATAAGCAATAAAGCTATAATCAAAAAAAAGTAAAATGGCAACAGAAACAAAACAATCAAATTTAGCAAAAGCATTTGAAAGAAAAAATGATTTAAAATTAAACCTAACTACAGATGAGTTTATCGCATTGAATGATATACTCTGTGATCTAGCAAACCAAGAATTTGAAAAAGGTTTAAACAAGGGTTTAGAAATAGGTAATATGTTTAACAAATAAAAAAATAACAGATGTATAGATTATCAAAATACAAGCAGAATTTAAGTATCAGAGGAAATCAGGTATGGAGTTACACAACTCACGTTGCAACCATTGCAGAGGGTAAATTATTTCAATTAGGATATTGGTCGCAGACCACACAGAAGCACATTAACTATGTAGCAAGTGAATTAGATCTAACTTTAATAAAATAATATGGCATATTATACAAAAGAAATGGGTGGCACGTTGTTGATTGTCACCCAAGACAACAGGACATACGAAGTTTCAAGATATAACTCAGGTTATTCAGTTAGACCTGATGCAGGTACACCTGAGCCAAGTTCAGAAGAAGAAACACAATTCAAGAAATTATATCGTTTAAGTAATTGTTCTAGAAGATGAAAGTAAATCAATCATTATGGGATAAGGTTAAAAACTCAATAGAATCCCATACAGAAAAAGATCAATCTATAACTGATATTACAATCAAGTTTAGAATAAAAGAAAAATCAGATTTAAGAAATTATTTACAAATAAATTTATCACAATATGAAAGACAATAAAATTACATACATACACGAAACAAATACATTGCATTGTCAAGACGGAGAATTACATATAGAATATGATGATAATAATTGGGTTGTATTTAATGTAGAGCATTTATTTAAAGACTTAGGTTTTATAGTAGATCAAGTTGTAAAGGAAAATAAAAAGATGCAGGAAATGCATTTAAGTTTAATCAAAGATACATTAAAAGAATTATGATATTATTAGTAGATGCAGATAGTTTAATATTTGCAAGTTGTTACAGAAAGCGAGAAAATCCTGAAGATGAAAAGTATTATACAGACATAGCTGATGCTAGAAATAAGTTTGATGAGCAATATATGGCTATTGTTAATAGATTAGAAGATATGTATAATATAGACAGGGTAATTACATTTAGTGGATCTAGAGGAAACTTTAGAAAACTAATCACAGGTAAGTATAAAGCTAACAGGAAAAAGCAAGAATTACCACCTTTACTTGGACAGATGCACGATTTTGTAAAACATCAATATGATAGTGTTGTAGGTTATGGTGTAGAAACAGATGATATGGTAGCAAGGTATTGGTATAACCTAACTAAAAAACTAGGTAGGGATGAGGTTATGATTGTATCAATAGATAAAGATTATAAGCAGTTTCCTTGCCTGATGTATAACTATCATTATAAACATAAAGAAATACTAGATATATCAGAAGATGAAGCTATGTATAATTTTTATGAGCAGATGATTGCAGGAGATACTGCAGACAATGTAAATTACTTTAAAGGAAAAGGTAAAAGGTTTGCAGAAAAGTATTATGCAGATTGTCAAACTAAATACCAATATACTAGGAAACTTTACGAATTATTTAAACAAGAATACAAAGGCAAAGCTAGGCAGAAATATGCTGAATGCTATCACCTTTTAAAACTAAGAACTGAATGAAAGCAACACAAGTACATTACGATAACGGAAAAGATTATGATGTAATAGATATCATAAATGATTACGGATTAAATTTTAGCAGAGGAAACGTATTAAAGTATGTTATAAGAGCAGGAAAAAAGAAAGACGAATTAGGAGATCA